GGTAATCCGCGCCACGTTTTTTCACTAGTGATAGGCTTATAATATTGGTTTCGCTCTAATGATTGAAGTTAACTATAACGACAGCACAGACGACCAGCCCATTGTGACCTGTGACGTGGTCGCCGGGTTGTGCAATCTGTCGCCAAGGCGCATCCAACAGCTGGCGGATGAGGGCCATATTCCGCGCCCGGTGCGTGATCACTATCCGCTGTGGGCGTCGATTCAGGGGTACGTCAAATTTTTGCAAAGTCGCGTTGGCGGAAAGAAGGGCAGCAGCGACGAACAAGCCGAGCGCACCCGCCTGACGGCGGCCAAAGCCGACCTGGCCGAACTCGAGCGCGAGCGCCGCGTTGGTGAGCTGATGCTGGCCGAGGTCGTGCGCAAACAGGATTTCGCCATCGCCCGTATTTTGCGCAACAACCTGCAATCGATCGCCGACCGCGTCGCGCCCATGGTCGCGGCTGAAACCGACGCCGGCAAGGTTCACGACCTGATCAATACCGAGGTGGCGCAGAGCCTGGAAAGCGCCATTACCGCCATGGCCGCCGAAGAAGTCGACGACGCCACGCTCGACATCACGCGCCGCACCGCCGCCGAGCAACTGGCCGAATCAACCGCCAGCGAGGACGACGCCGACCAATGAAACCCGCCCACCTCATCGACCAACGCGCCGGCTGGCTGGCCGGCCTGCGACCGGATCCGCGCATGACGGTCTCCGAATGGGCCGATGAAAAGCGCCTGCTCAACCAGCGCAGCGCGGCCGAGCCGGGCAAGTGGCGCACCAGTCGCACGCCGTATCTGCGCCAGATCATGGATGACCTGAGCGCCCACAGCAGCGTCGAGCGTGTGACGTTCATGAAGGGCGCGCAGGTCGGCGGCACCGAAGCCGGCAACAACTGGATCGGATACCTCATCGACCAGGCGCCCGGCCCCATCATGGTCGTGCAGCCGACCGTCGACATGGCTAAACGCTGGAGCAAACAACGCCTGGCGCCAATGATCGAAGACATGCCGAGCCTGCGCGAGAAGATCAAGGACAGCCGCAGCCGTGATTCTGGCAACACCACGCTGTCGAAAGAATTCGACGGCGGTATCCTGATTGCCGCAGGCGCCAACAGCGCCGCCGGCCTGCGCTCTATGCCGGTCAAATACCTGATGCTCGACGAGGTCGACGCCTACCCGGCCGACGTCGACGAAGAGGGCGACCCGGTCGAGCTGGCCATCAACCGCACCAAGACGTTTGCCCGGCGAAAAATCCTCGAGATCAGCACACCGACCCGGGCCGAGTTTTCGCGCATCGATAAATCGTACCGCAAGGGCGACATGCGTCGCTGGCATGTGCCATGCCCGGAATGCCGCGAAAAACAGCCGCTCGACCTGAAAAACCTGGACTGGCAAAAAGACGACGAGGGCAACCACGCGCCCGACACCGTGCGCCTGATCTGCACCCATTGCGGCGCGCTGATCGAGGAACACAACAAAACCTGGATGCTCGAAAACGGAGAATGGATAGCCGAAGGCGCACCCAACGACAAGCACCACAGCTATCACATGGGCAGCTATTACTCACCGCTCGGCTGGGAAAGCTGGGCCGCCATCGTTGAAAAATTCGTTGCCGCCAAACAGGACGCCGCGCTGCTCAAAACATTCACCAACACCATCGACGGCCTGCCGTTTGAGGAGGCCGGCGACCGCATCGACCGCCACGCGCTGCAGGAACGCGCAGAGGATTACCCGCTGCGCACCGTGCCTATGGGCGCGCTGATCTTAACCTGTGGCGTCGACGTGCAGGACAACCGCCTGGAGTTGGTCACCTGGGGGCATGGCCCGCGCGAAAAATGGCCGATCGATTACCAGGTGTTTTTCGGCAACCCGGCCGAAAACGAGATTTGGCAACGGCTCGACGACTACCTCAACGCCCCGTTCCAGCACGCCGCCGGGTCGGAGCTACTCATCCGCGCCACCGCCATCGACTCAGGCGGCCACCATACCCAGCGCGTGTACGATTTCTGTCGCCTGCGCAAGCACCGCCACGTCATCGCTGTTAAAGGCAGCAGCACCGCCGGGCGGCCCATCATCGGCCGGCCCAGCAAAGTCGATCTTAACCTGCATGGCAAAACCATCACCAACGGCGCAGAGGTCTGGATGGTCGGCACAGACACCGCCAAACACGCCATCTATGCGCGCCTCAAAATAACCGAGCCGCAGGCCGATGGCTATGTGCATTTCAGCCGCGAACTGCCGGCCGAGTTTTACCTGCAACTCACCGCCGAGCGCATCAACACACGTTACGTCAAAGGATTTCCCGTCATGGAATGGACGAAATTGCCCGGCGTGCGCAACGAGGTGCTCGACTGCACCGTGTACAACGAGGCCGCGTTTTACCACCTCGGCCTGCACCGCTGGCGCCCGGCGCAGTGGAAACAACTGGAGGAGCGCATCCAGCCGCCAACGGGCGACCTGTTCGGCAGTGCAGAGCAGGCCGCCCAGGCGGAAGAAGTCGAACAGGTCGCCAAAACCACCATCAAAGCGCCGCGCGCCAAGGCCAAGGCCCGCCGACCCGGCCGCCCGCGTGGTGGTTTCGTCGGCTCCGTCATGAACGGTGGCATGCATGGCCGATAACGAGGATGATTTCGTCGCCAGCATCGGCGAGATGATCAGCTATTTCATGGACCTGCGCGGCCTGCCAAAAAACGACGGCAACGCCCTGGCCCAGGCCGTCACCGAACAGATCCGCAACCGCTACCAGGGCGAGCGCGTCACCATTCGCAAAAAACCGCACAACATCCGCGCCCAGGTGCGCGCCGCCTACAACGGCCGCAACGCCAACGAACTGGCAGATCATTTCGGCATTAGCCGCTCCTGCGTGTACCGCTACTGCAAAAATTTGTCCAAAACGCGGCGGAATTGAGACAACCGCACGGGTAACCTACCAAAAACAGGGTAGGACAAGTGCACATAGCCATCATCGCCATCATCATGATTGCCACCGTCGCCATCGGCGGATACGGCGTCAAATTGCACGCCGAAAATCAGCAACTGCGCGCCGATGTCGCCACCGCCGTCGACGCAAATCAATCCTACATCAACGCCATGCACGCAATGGCCGTTGAGCAAGTTCGGTTAAATCAACAGGTGATCGAGCGCGACGAAACCCAACGCCAAATCCAGCGCAGTCTAGCCAGCACTCAACGGAGGTTACGCGATGCCAGCAACAGCGCAGCGATCACTGATACTGATCGCAAATGTCTTGATCTGGATATTCCTCGCCCTGTGCTTGATGTCCTGCGCCAGCCGGCCGCCGGTGGTGGCGACAACAGCCGACCCGATTCGGATATGCCCGGCGGCCGTACTGTATTCCGACATACCTATGCCGCAGTTCAACGGCACGACCTGGGCAGACCTGGCGCAATATGTCGCGATCCTACAGGCCGATGCGCGGGGCCTGCGCTCCGACCGCGCAGCCGTGAGGGCGTTTTGTGAGTGATCTACTCAGACAATACCGCGTGTTCCCGCGCCTGTTTGCCGTGTTTTACCTCGCGCTGACCTGGGACGTCGTGACATGGGCCATGACCGTGCCCGAGATGAGCAACGCGCAGGCGGCGTTTGTGGCCAGCATCGTGACGGGTGCGGCGGCGTATTTCAAATTCTACGTTGAGTCGAGCGGAAAATGAGCTACCTGCGCAAACTCATCCGCATCAAACTACACGTCGCGCTGCTGGTTGCAGGTGTTGTTTGGACGACGTCGTATGCGACGGTATCAATCGTTGAAGAACACCCGGCGGATATCGTAAACATGCTGCTGGTGATCGTGTCGGGTCTAGGTGCTGCATTGGTGGCGCTGTTGGTTTTTGTTGTGATGATGATGATCAACGATCTGAAGCGCGAGGTCAGGCAGCAGAACACCGACCTGCGACAGCTGATTGCGAACCATGGGCTGAGAATACACGCCAACGAACTGGCAATCGAGTCGCTCAGAGCACGGGCGGGGATTAAAGACTAACTTAGGCCGAAAGGCCGGGAGATATGAAAAATGGCAACACAAATCACTGACACAGGGCTTGAAAGCGGCATTGCCGACGCCATCGTCACCGCGTTGGGCGCCAGCCTCAAGCTCAAACACTACACCAGCGCCGACGCCCTGCTGGCCACGCACACCGGCGGCACCGCCACCAAAAACACCGCAACCAGTCCCGACAGCGTCGACATCACCGGCCTGGTAGATGAAACCAACGCCACCGCCGGC